AACAGGCGTCCCGAGCTGTCGATAAACAATCGCCCCGTGCTATTAGTTGAGATGGCTACGTTGTTTGCCGAAGGCAGATAAACGCCGTTGGTGGGGGCGGTGCTGCTTGTGGGGATGAAGCTGGCAGCGGTGCTAGTGCCAGTGGCTGAAGTAGTGCTGTCAAAAACAGCGGCACCTGTTACATCCAACGTGCCGGGAATATCGACGTTATTAGTCCACTCAACGCCAGTTCCAGCGGCATCAGTTTGCAGCAGTTGACGGGCAGCACCATCAGCCAATTTGCTGACGGCGATTTCAGCAGTAGCAGAAATATCGCTATCGACGATTGTGCCGTCAGCGATCATCGTGCTGGTGACGCTGCCCGTGTCTCCGGTGGTGACTACGGTGCCCGATACGTTGGGCAGGGTGATCGTGCGGTCAGCAGTTGGATCGACGACTGCCAGCGTAGTTTCGTTGCCGTCAGCCGTAGAACCTTCAAATACAAGGCTGCCGGTCGTGCCAATCTCAAGCGCACCAGTAATCACACCGCCAGTTTTAGGGAGCGCGGCATTTGCCAAGTCATAGGCGGCTTTAACTGCCGTGCTCGACGCAATCGTGGTTGAGCTGGTGGTGCTGGTGCTGTCTGAAACTTTGGACTGGAGGCTGGCAGGCGTAACAGCTCGTGCCGTATCAGCACCAGTCTGGGTTTCGGCGTCCGTTGCAAGTTCCAGCAGACCTTGAACGGTGGTGCTGCCGATGGGGGTGGCGTTCACCCAGGTACTGCCGTTCCAGATTTTGACGCCGTTGGGGGTCAGGCTGGTGTCGAGCCAGACTTCGCCGGTGCTGTTACCACTGCTGCCGCCGGAAGGGACTGTGGCGTTTGGGGCAGTCGTGCCAACGTGGACAGGGCCGACTTTGATAATCGTTGCGCCAGTGCTGTCTTTGAAGAACAGACCGGGGCTGGTGGTGTTGGTGTTAAGGGCGATCTGGCCGTCAGCAATGGCCGTAGTTGGACGCTTGTTGGCGGTGCTGCTACGGATGTGCTTATGGGTCGAGGCCATTCCCTTAGCTCCAAGTGGACGGGATTACCTCAGTAGTGTACCGACTTCAATATGTACCGTCGTCGTAGGTTCCGTCCGTTACAAACGCTGTTGTAGCCAGTTGAGTGGTTGATGTACCTGCCGTTGCCGTGGGCGCAGTGGGTGTTCCTGTAAATGCAGGGCTATCTAAAGGAGCAGCTCCAAGGGTGTTGTAACTGACAGTGACGGCGGCACTACCGTTAAAGGTCGATCCTGAAGCCGCACCAGCTCCACCATTATTAAATGTCAGAGCATTTGTAGTGTTTCTTGTATCACTTAAACGTGAGTCGTTGCCTTGACAGGCAGTTCCGGCTGTTGTCCCGTAACTAACAGCCGCTGTTACAGCTGCAGAGCCGTTGTATGAGGTGCCCGTAAGGCCGGTGCCAAGTGTGAGTGTATTGAGTGAACTTCCAAGTGCAACACCGCTGATGGTGCTATTTACCAGCATCGCATTTGTAACTTTGCCGGCACCAATAGCTGTAACGCCGCTGCTGTTAATAGTTACGTCGCCGCTAACAGCAGTTGCGGTTGGGACATTGGTGGCATTACCCATCAATATGGAACCAGCCGTGATGTTGGCAAGTTTGCTATGAGTGATTGCTGCCGATGCACTAATATCACCATCCACAATGGTGAGATCAGCAATCATCGTGCTAGTAACAGTACCTGTATCGCCTGTCGTGATAATTGTTCCACTAACATCTGGCGCTGTTAGCGTGCGAGAAGCAGTGAGCGTTGTTGGGACAATTTCTACAGTTAAAGAGGTAGTGCCGCCAGCGCGTCCACGGAATAACAGCCCATCTTGTGTGGCTGCCTGGCGAAAAATTTGTCCGGTAGTGTTGGTGAACGTGTTGGCGCCAGTGAACGCATTGTTTCCCGTTACAGTCGGAGCATCTACAGCAACATTTACTGCATTTGTGATTACTCCTGTGCTATCAATCGTTAATTGTGGAATATAACGATCAGTGCCGTAGGTGCCAGCTGTTACACCGCTCGCGGCGAGTGTAGTGGTAGGGAGTGAACGCCAAGCTGTGTAATAATTGGGTGACCCAACTTTTGTTAATACTTGACCTACAGTACCGCCAACTGGTACTGCATCACCGCTGTAAACAAAGGTTGTTTCTGACATATTCAGTAAGTGCCATCATCAACAACACCGATTGACATTGCCCCAGTGCTGTTATCAACAAGCACTTCGGTGGATTCAAGCACCACGCCAATTTGCGAGGTAGTAGCAACTTGAGTCCGTCCCCAGAGAAGTACAAGTGCGTCGCGTACATCGGACACGGCGGTCATGTCCGGTGTGAAATAGGTGCCGTCGCACAGCACGTCGTAATCGTTGACAGTGCCGGCGGCGCCTGAAACAACTGCAATCTTTGACCAGTTAGTGCCGGAGCCCGTACTTAGCACCCAGTCGCCAACAGATAAAGAGGACGTTGGCGCAGGCGTTGTGCCGGTTCCGGTGGTAGTAACGATTAAATAAACACCGTTGTTTTGACTGCTGGGTGTATTTAGAGCTTGACCAACAGTTAGACCGGCTTCCGAACCATACTGATTTAAACTAACAACAGTATTTGTGCTGGCGTTATATGTTCCACCAAAACGGACATTTAACTGAGTTGACGAACCATAACCAATAAGCAGCCAGTAGCCGTTAGGGATAGGCGTTACAACACCAACCCAGATATAAGCTGAACGGTCAGACGGATTGATCCACCACTGACCCGCAAATTCAGGTACAGGCTGAGTTTCACTGACTTGAGCGATGCCGTAGTCAGCTAACTGAGATGCCGTGACACTATTGTCAGCCAAACGGGCCGAATCAAATGTGCCGGTAGTAATTTGACTAGCGTCAATTCCTGGAATGTCGCTCGCCGTTAAAACGTCGCCCGTAGTGACGTGCCCGGCGGCATCAACTGTCAGCTTGGTGTAGGTGCCAGCAACAACACCGCTGTTGTCGTGGGTGATCGCACCGGCGGCGCTGACACTTAGCGCATCAGTGCCGGGAACTGAAACTGCGCCAGGGACTGACGTTGTGCCAACAGGTAGATCGGCAGAAACAAGTGGGGTGGTAGCCGTGATGTGGCCGGTGGCATTAAAAGTAATGCCGGCACTGGTACCAGCGGCGATGCTGTCTTCGTGGTCAAGGGTGCCGGTTACGTCAACATCCAGGCCCGTACCAGGCTTAACGCCGCCGATAGTGCTGACCGTAGCAATCGGCAAATCGCCAGCTACCAGTGGAGTTACGCCAGTAACGTGGCCTGTATCGTTAAACGTAATGCCGTTAAAGGTTTGAGCTGTTACAGAATCGGTGTGAGTAACTGCACCAGCAACGTCAACGCTCAATCCAGACGTAGAGGGGAAGCTGGCAATACCTGGTGTTGTGGTAGTCGCAATATCGGCTTCAACCGTGCCAGAGCCGTCAACACTGAGGCCGTCTCCGACAATTACTCCGCCTAAAGCGGAGGTAGTTGCTGCCGGAAGGTCAGTAGCAGCAATGGTTCTGGCAGTTACAGCACCAGCGGAGCCGGTCGGCCCGGCCAAAAACTGAGCGGCGCCGGTCGTGGGCAAAAATCGCTCAGGGTCGATTGAGGAGAGTTCAATCTTGTCGTTGGTGACAGCCTCGTCTGCAATTTTTTCGGTGGTGATGTTGCCGTCAAGGATGTTGAAGGCTGTTACAGCATCGACAGCTAAATCGTCGGTGCCAATGCTTCCAGCTTCAATACAGACTTTTGAGCCGGCGGTTTGGGAACCTGCGACGCTGTTGGCTTGAATTTTGTTGGTTGTTACGGCGTCATCTGCCAGTTTTGGCTCAGTAACCGCGTCGTCGGCAATTTTTGAAGTGGTTACGGAGTCGTCAGCAATGTCCACACCAAGAGCGGTGGACATTGCCGTGGCTAGATCCGCGACCGTGACCTTCTTTTGGTCGTTGGCACTAAGGTCCGCTAGCGGAAGGAAGTCTGTACTCTCGACATCGACTGCCGCTATTGGGTTGAGATCGACAATGATGAAGTCAGACATTACCCCTACGGTCAACAGGGCCTAGTAGCGCCAGTCTACTGGGTTAGTGCCAGTGCACCCTGAGTCTTTAGTCGCCGGTATCGACTTTCAGAACCACGGGGCCTTTTGATATGAACTCCAGGCGGGAGCGGACAGCCTCATCGGACTCAAAACTGATGCCCACATTGGTTAGTACACCAGTTAGCTCGTACCAGATTGCGTCGCTGGCCCGTTGTGGGGGGCGGGTGGGATCGGGAGACAGCAAATACAGCCGGGCATTGAACTCCGCACCGATTTGCTGGCGTACCAGTAGTTGATGGAGGTAGACGGCTTTTTCTGTGCCGGAGTTGGCTGCGGTCGGAGGAAGGTAGTCGAAAAAACAGTCGATTGTTCCGCTGCCGCTAATCAGAGTGCTGTACTGTTCCCGAAAACTATCGGAAAGTGTTGTTACATCGACGGAATCGCGCTCGGTATTAAACTCGTAATTAGCGATAGATCCGAGAGTTTTGTAGGAATTATTTTGGATTTTTACTGTGATGTCCTGTGTAGTTCCGGGGGATTGCAGACTGACACGGCCTGCAGTTTCCCCTGCGATTGCCGCATTGAAATCCCCGTATAGATAAAGACCGCCCATCAGATCGACGTGGACGTACCAGGTGCCCTGGTTACGTGCAACACCATCGACCCAGCCGCTGGCACTGATAAAAGAAAGGGTTGATGCTGCTGTAATTTCGAGGCGGTCGCCGGAGATAAATGTTCCGGCGGGATAGGTAAAGCTAAAGCGATTAGCAGTGGTGTTGACGTCGCTTGTGCGGATGGTGCCTGTAATTGCCTCGCTGCTGCCAGCGCGTAAAAGCGTTACTTGGCCGGTATTGCCGATGTAGATGGCCATGGTTACAGCACCAGGGCAGAGAAGCCGCCGGTTACTTTGAAGTCAATGCTGGCTTGCATCACGTCGCCGGTTTTGCAACTCAAAGCTGCCTGCGTAATAACACAGTTGAAGTTAATAGTCTTAGTGCTGTACTGAAGTTTCATCGTAAAGATTTCAGGATCTGTACTTACGGTGTTTACTCGAAAAACTTTATTGATGAGGGTTACTGGAGCGTCGGCGTAGTACAGAATCGTGGCGCCGCCGCTGGCGTCCATGTTGCCGGGTACGTAGCTCTCGTTGCGTTGCCCCAGGGTCGTGGTGGTAAGGGCGTCAACATTCGCAGTGATTGACCACTCGGAAACCTTTGCAATTACATTATTGTTGTAGACTAACGAGCCATCGCGCCCTGAGTAGTAGGACATGGCATCAGCTATAAGGGACGTTCGGTATTGATACTAGCTGAACCTGTACTGTGTGGAGCCCTGCCCTAGATGGGGTAATCGTGGGCGCCTCCTGGTAGCGCCAGCGCACACTGATGCTGTTAAACAATGTTGTGTATACGGAAGTGAAGCCGGCGAACAGATTGTTGGGCACGGGGAACATCCCAAAGGTGCCCTGGAGGTTGTAGTGATCGTAAATAAGTCGCATAGCGGTTTCCGACAAATTTGAAAACGTCAGACTCAGGGTGGTGCCAGTTCGCAAAGACGTGTACCGGATTCGCGTTTCGACTCCATTCAGAGCCATAAATTTTGTGCCTGGGTAGTCTCCCGGGTTCAGTACGCAGGCGCTCGGGGCAATGGTAGGAAAGGTCATCAGGATTGAACCTCAACAACACCGCCAAGTAGTTCTCTTACAATAATACTCCGCAAGTCGCTGGTCATCGGGAAGTGGGTTGCGCCAACCTCAATGGTGCCGTCGATATTTTCAGAAAGAGAATCTACAACATAATACTCTCGAGTAGCACTGGTAGTTTGTGCGTTAGTTGGACCGTGGAATTGAGTCAGTCCTAGACCAAAAATTTGGCCCGGTTGTTTATTTGCAAACACTTTAGTTCCAGTGAATTTAATAGAATGGGTTACATACTTACGGTAGGCCAAGAGATAGCGGGCGATGTAGGTAGCGTGATATTCGCTTGTACAGAACTGCGTCATGTCGTACTGCTCGTAAGGAGCAATTATCGACGTGTTGGGGTAGGAGACAACAGATGTGGTGATGGAGCCGATTTGCGTGGGGCTTTGTTTGCGCCAGGTCATTACAGCGTTAAAAGGTAGTCGATCTTCAGCTGAAATATACGTTTTCGTGTAAGAATCGGGAATAATGTTATTTGCGCTAACTTCAAAGTTTGTTCCAACGGTGGTTGTTTTAGGATTGTTAGATGGGTCCAAAGGCACCATGGGTTGCAGACTAATTTTGCCGTCGTTGATTACTAAGTTGAGAAGGAAAAAGGGTGTGATGGTATTGATAAACTCGCGCAGGTCGTTGGTGACTGTTAATGCCCCATTGAAGTAGAAACCCATATTGTTAGTAAATTTGGCTGCCCGAACAAATGACGGGCGATCAATCATCGAATCGTCAATGCGATCTGTTGCTTTAAGTAGATAGTAAATAAGGTCTGCCACGTTATCGCTGGGACCACTGCCCCCCAACATCCGATTAGTGACCCTAAAACCTTGACGGCAAAAAATGAACAGCTGACTTAAGTAGTCCTTTGGTGGATTTTGTACAACAGCGGATACTGCTCCGATCGTTACATCGCGGTATATACGATCTCTTGTGGAACCAAATATCGTCCCAGGTAGGCCGGGGCGATCGGGTAACAGCGGAGTAATGGGTTTAATGTCAATATAATCCAGTTGAGTTAGAGACAGTAAAGAGGTCTCGTCAGTCCACGTAAATTGACCGTCTGCACCGTAAACACTATTTGTCAGTTCGTCAAGAACTATACCGGGCGTCTCTGGAGTAGATTCTGTTGTAAACGGTCTATAGCATTTATTGGGATCTCCAATGTCTCCGATAACTGCATAGCGAGATCCGTTTTGGTAGGCATCACTCGCAAGTTTGAGACGGTTAATAAAAGCAATTTCGTTATTGCACTCATCAGATTTATAGTAGTAAGCAAACGGATCGACTCCTGTTCCTCCCGGTGGTTTATTTTTTAAATATACACCGTATTTAATAAGGGGTTGCGTAAGCTCGTCCTCTTTGTTTAAAGGATAACAAGCTGTAGGTTTGTACTTGATATTTATGAAGGCTCGACCCGTGTATCTGACAGGAATTGGGTTAAGCATATATTCATAGTTGGCAGGCTTCGCGTGGGTTATTTCTACCGTAACTGTCTCGCCATGGCGAATAAGAATAGTTCTGTCAAATATCCACTTATTTTCCGTACCTGTTGTAGATACTTCTCTGTAGTAAAAATCGTAGGTGATAGCATCAATCCACGTTTTGTTAAATTCTTTTAGTGCCAGTCTAAAGGTATTTGATATCTCCTCTAAAATTTCTTGTTTGGTTTTAGCGGCAATTTCACGAGAATTAACGGACCACGGGAAAGGATTTGATATGCAACGCATCCCATTAAGTCCTGTGTACTGTCCATCTATTGTTGCGACAGCACTCTTGTTTTTTAGAACAAACTTGGTGTATTTGATGTTTTTGCCGAGACTGTTAATGACGATGAATTTGCTATCGTCTAGTTCTTGGGGATTGGCCGTATCTCGATTTGCTGCAACATCATTACCGCGTTTATCGTTTGTGGATATAGTGGTTATTGTGGTGCTGGTGCGTTTGATGTAGTAACCGTCTACAATGTCTACATCAGAAAAGATCTTAGGTAGGCGTTCATAGGCATAAGCCCATTTAGTGTCAATAAGACTTTTGCATGTCAGTAGTTTGCGTTCGCCAAAATAAACGTCGTCAGGTAAAATAGTTCTTATGTCTCCTTCGCTAATGATGTAACCGAGGCGGGAGCTTTCGATGTTGTTTTTATCGTGTGCTGCTTTGAAAAGGATTGGTGCGGCCCAGACACCTCCACCTGAAGGTTCGCGCTTCGGTTTATTTGGATCGCCAGGGCTTGTGTTATTTTGACGGTAAAGACCGAAAACTAATGGGACGGCTTGCCCCAGCTGGACGATGCTTTGCTCACGTTCGCGGTCATCAAAAGATGTGGTTTTTTTAAGATTTAAGATGTCGAAAAACTTGGTCGTGTTGGCAGCAGGGTTGGGTGTCTGCTTAAACGGGAAGTTAAGCATCAGAACGACTGCCGTAGTGTGGAGGGTACCCCTTTGATGAGGCTAGCCGTTATTTTACGGGGTGGGGCAGTAGCTGTCGATATGTCGATGAGGTTGATGAGTTCCACCGTCAGTACGGTTAACGTACATTCAATGACGCCGATTCGCCCGACGTATGCTGAAATAAGTGTGTTACCTGTAAAGTCTTTATTTGTAATGTTTGACGGTCTAAGCTGGATCATCTCAGCGCGTACAGTTACCTTGTTTTTTGAAAAATCTAGTATTTGTTTTTCTAGTGGCATTGTGTAGGGTAATTCAATCTTAAACGTGCCTACTTCTCCATCAATAGCGTTTGTAAAGCTAGAACAGGTGAAGGTTTTGTACTGATAACCACCAGGGGTTGTGGTGTTATGGAAATAGTTTTGCCACCTGACGAAAGATGTGGTCGTAGAAGGTCCGCTTACAACTTGCTGCGTAAAAATCAGACGTTGGGCGTAGTCGAGAATCATTAGGCGATACCAAGTGACTTACGAACACGGGTGTTTGACTGCAGTAGCTTAAGCGTGGCTGCAACGGCTTTGTCGGTTGATACACGAAGCGATTGCACCATGTCGTCCTGGGAGACGTACCGTTTGTTGTCGAGCTCCAGCACGGGCCCTGTGGTCACATTGATTTGAGGGTTGATTGCGGCTCCGCGTATTGCACCACCCGTCGGTGTCACCCCGGAAGTAGCGCCAGTCGCAAAGGCGGAATCGGTGGCGTCCTGCGGGATGACGTCGGCACCGCGTTTGCCTGAGGCGTACCGCTGCATAGCAGCCTGCATTTTACTTTCGGGAATGACAAATTCGTTTTGGCCGCCTTCACCCATCATCGCCAGGGTAGGTTTGTCGATATAGCCTCCTTCCGCAAATACCGAAAGTGAATCGCCGAAGCCAGAAGAAGGCGGTCTAATTGTCCTAGTTTGAGAACCGCCTCCACTACCTGCGCCGATTTGCGTTCCTTGTTCCTTGGCGCGGTTGTATGCCAGCTGCTCCAGGGTCATTTGGCGGATGGCTTCCGCTTCTCTCATGCGATATTCAGCCGCTTGCACCGTCAAGTTGTACTGCTCCTTAAGTAGCTGGAGCATGTCGTACTGCGCTTGCCAGTTGAGGCGTTCTTCTTGGGTTAGCTGGCGTATCAGCATGATTTGACGCATCTGGATGTCGAACTTCTGATACTCAAGTTGGACCTGGAGCAGCTTGATGCGGGCTTGCTCGACTTCAGCTCTGATTTGGGCGACGGTTTGGCGGTAGGTAAGTTCGACCTGTCTGACGCGAAGTTCGTAAACACGTTCGGTGTCACCTTCCTGCTCGGCTCGCTGGATTAGCAGGTTATTGATGGCTTGTTCAGCTGCGTATCGGGCATTGACGACGTTGAGCGTGCTTTGGATGATCTGCTCTGCGTTTTTGAGTGATGTGGTGAGTTGCTGGCCGTCAACGACCAGTCGAACTGGTGCGCGAAGCCCTTCGGCCACGCTGCGTGTGAACTCGTCTTTGATTCGCTGGACTTCTTGTTGTTGCAGCTGCAGCTTGATCTGAACTTTTTGATTTTCGAGAGATAGGATTTTTGCTTTTGCCTCGTTGATTTGCTGTTCGGTGAGTAGTGGGGCAGATTGAGCAAGTTGCTGTCGTGCAAGCACCAGTTGTTCTTGAACGGCCAAAAGCTGGTTTGCCGACAGCAGTTCTTGGGCCCGTTGTTCTGTAATCTGACCACTTAGTTGGGCAGTCAGAACTTGGATGTCCAGTTGGGCTTTAGCGTTATCTAATAGTTGATTCTGGATTGTGTATCTTTCGTTGATCGCGTCGAGCTGACGTACTTGCTCTTGCAGGTTGTACGCAATCTTTACTTCTTCTATGTCTTGCTGCTTTCTGATTTCAAGCAGTGCTGCGTACCGAGCTAATTCTTGTTGACTAGCGTTTTTATTTTCTTCGTTAAAGGCTTTTAATTTTTGTCTGTACTCTTCGTCGATAGCGTTTAGCTTTTGTTTTTTATCTAATTCATCGTTTAGAGCCTTTTCTGCTGCGGTGCGTCCCAAGGTGCGCTGCTTTTCAAGGTCTAGGCTTTTCTGCTTAAACAGAATTTCATCCATTAATTTGTCGTTGAGTGATTGAGCTTGGGCGTTGGCCTTTTCAAGCTCTTCATTTGGCATCTTGAAGGCCTCGCCTAGACCTTTAAGACCGGGGATACTTTTAATAAAATTGCCCAAAATGCCAAGCCCTTGATTAAGCCATCTAAATATCTGTGCAACTCCTTCTAAAACAAGTCCTAGGGCTACTTCAAGAGGTCCTGCCAAAAGGCTAAGGAAGCCGCCCAAAGCGCCAGCGGCATCATCAAAACCTTTTTTGAGCATTGCGCCGGCATTTGCAATGTCGCCCTGTGCGCCGGCGCTGACGCCTGTTTGTTTTTCGATGGCTGCTGCGATGGCTGCGCGAGCTTTATCTACTTCACCGGCTTTAATTAGAGTGTCAACTTGAACTTGAAGTTGTTGATTTACAAACAGAACGCTGTCACGCAGAGCGTCCATGTTCAACGTCTGAGCGGCAGCTTGTATTTCTGTGAATTTGGCTCTGATCTCATCAAGTGTTTGGCCTACAGCACTTAAGCCGATGCCTAGGGCCATGCCGGCTATGCCGCCCATGGCGCCGCCCATAAATCCGCCTGCGGCACCGCCGAGTACAGCACCGGGGCCACCGCCAAACAGCAAGGGGAAGCCGCCGCCCATAATGGCGTCAAGCACACCCGGTTTTTGTAAGCCGGTTTTACGTTTAATCGCCCCCTTTTCTGTAAATCCAGGTGGTAATTTTGGACCTTGTACGGCCCCTCCGGCTAACTGTTTATTTACACGTGCGATAGCTTGTTCTAGTTTTAAATATTCAGTAGTTCCCATTTCAACTACGTCTAATACACGATTGAGTTCTTCTCTATATAAATTTAATGACGCAATATTTTTAGGGATGCTTTCGCCAAGTTTAATTAACTCATCTACACCCTTAAAAGATTGGGTTGGTGCTGTTTTACCTACTTTATACAGATTACTGGTTGCTGCAATTTCGGCTAGACCTCCTTTTAAAGACGTTTTTTGGCGGGCTTGCTCTGCAGCCTGTGTATATAAGTTAAAAGCTGCTCCTCCGATTTTTGCGTTAGCCGCAAGATTGCGTAATGCTGCAGCTTGGGCATTTATACCTGCTGTTGTAGACGCTAATTGGGCATCTCCCCTATTTAATTTAAATATAAAGTCGTCAACTTCTTTTTTAAGAACTCGAATACCGTCTGTAGCATTTTTGGCGTCTATTGCGAGCGGCGTTTTTTTAATACTTACAAGAGCATTGTCTAATTTCTTGATCGTGTCTAATACTCGTGTTACTTGGGTTATCCCGTCAACACGAAGTTCGATTACGGCTGGGTAGGAAGCCACGACAACTTTGTGCGGTACTTCAGTCTACGGCGTTAAAAAGCCGCCGGGTTAGCGGCGGCGGGCTTTTTTGTAGGCGGCCTCCTCCTCGTCGGCACGTATCTTGTAGTACACGTACCAGGCGGCTAACTCCTCTTCTGTCATGCGGTGACGCAGTTCGGTAAGGGTCAGACCCAGCTTCTCGGCGACGAAAAACTGGGTGCGGACATAGGAGTTGTCTTTGAGTTCCAGCTCAAGAGCTTTTGGTGTCGAGTTCGCCCTCGTTGTCGGTCAAAATCGCCAGCATCAGCGACTGGAGGTCCTTGTCCTTGACTTCGTTTTTGAGGAGGTCGATCTCGCCGGGCTTGAACAGCTTGTGACCGTTTTCGTCGCAGGCTTTGCTGATGAGGAGCTGGAGCGCAAACTGGGTGGCGTCGTCCGACTTGGCTTGCTTTTGGGCGCGTTCGCGCTCGGCCATCGTCAGCGGAGTGACCCACATTTCAAACGTGGAACCGTCACTGAGTTCCACCGTCCGCTTAACAGGCTCCAGGTTGGCAGCCTTGCGTAGGCGATCC